CAGCACCAATACAATATTTGCCAACCTTCTTTACTATTTTATTTTCTTCACTTTTTGTAACATATGGTTTTTCTGAGTTATCAACTTGATGATTATCCAAATTTTCTTCAGTTATTACTTTTTTCTTTCTAGGTTTATAAGTCCTTTTTTTTGGTTTTTTTTCTACTACAGGTCTACCCGTAGTAACCGTTTCTTTTAAAATTATTTTTTCTGTCATTTTTTTTATTTTTTAATTTTTAATACTTCCTTTTTATAGTATTCATCAAATCCATCTAAGTAATTTGTAATACTCTTACTTTTATCAACTCCAATAACTTCATCTATTAACCCAAACTCCATTGCCTCATCTGAGTTATACCATCTGTCTCTTTCAGAGAAGTCCAACACCTCTTGGAATGTTTTTCCACAATTCTCAGCCAAAATTTTAAATAAGATGTAATTGTATTTTTCACCTTCCATCTGATCAATACGTGTGTCTTGAATGTTTCCTTGTGTACCATGACTTACTTGGTGAGTCATTACTTTAGAATGAATTAAAGATGATCTTTTACCTTTGGTACCTGAAGAAAGTAAAACAGATCCCATTGATGCACACATACCTAAATTAGTTGTGACAATATCAGAACTAACATAGTTCATAAGGTCAACAATACCAAGACCACACATCACAGATCCTCCAGGACTATTAAGATACAACGTAATGTCTTTCTTCTCCACAGAATCCAAAAACAATAATTGAGCTTGTACAATATCAGACATATTTTGATTTACAGGTCCTGATAACCATAATATACGATCACGCATCAACCTTGAGAAGATATCAATTTGAGTCGCACGTAACTCTCTTTCCTCCAAAATGTATGGTGTTAATGACGCTTCAAACTGATCTAATGCCATTGAACTAATCCCTTCGCTTTTTGCAAAACTTCTAAACTCTTTTCCGTAATTCATAATATTATAATTTATTTTCTGTGTTTTTTATTTCGTAATAATAGTTGTTTGAATCTTCAGATACCCATTTATCCGATTGAGCTTCCACTGACTCAATGTGTGTATCAACTTTTAAACTTGATGGTTCTATTGGGAATGGTTTGGTCACCCAATTTGAATCTTTCCAATATATTCTGTTGTTAGGTTGACAAAGTAGATAACCATCATCCGCAATTAGTATATGCCCACACTTATAATCAGATGGTTCATCAGAATATGGATTTCTATACCAGTCTACTGTCATAAGATAAGTAGCCCAAACTTTTGACCCGTCTTTTAATGCGACCTGACATCTTTTTTCATAAAGATAATCATAGGTAATAACACTTACATTTTCAGAGAAACAATCCCATAATTGTTTAAAATCAAATGGAATATCATTTTTAGGTATTTCCATAAAAATTTCAGATATTGGGACTCTTGATCTTAACATTCCATAATCAGTCATAACATGAAATGTTAATATTTTACCCGCCAATGATTGAACTGCAAATGCATAAGCTTTGTGATAATCGTCCTTATCTTCTTCTTTTTTTGTGAAGTGTGATGCTCTCACATAACACTTAAATAATTCAATGTTTTCGTTTAATTTTGACATTTTAATTTTTTTTAATCCATTTATTTTCTGAGTCCAGTTCAAACTCCCCAACAAACTCTTGTCTCCATTCAGTTGGTCTTATTAATGATAAGAAATATTCCCCATTATTTCTACGGTATAGGTAATATTTTTCCCCAACAACAGGTTGGAAATTGTAATTTGATGAGTAAACCATTCTATTCCACTCAAACTCATCAACCAATTTATTATACTCTTCCTTTATCTCATCATACCTTTTATTGAAGTAATGATTGGTTTTAAGGATCTTTTCATTTTTCCAAGTTGATACATTATCAGGAATTATGACCGGAGACCCAACATTTGTTGCATATGGAAGAAGATGGGCATAATAACCCTTCTCCTCACTCCATACTGCATTATCGGGGTATTTATTTTCTTTTGGCATATCGTAAGACATTACACTTGGTAAATCAGAATACTGACACCATAAATCATCAGTGTGTACCTAAAATTAATTTGATAACGGGAAATATATTTTTGGGTGTGATTGATAATTTTCTAAAACAATATCATCCAAAGTATATTCTGAAATATCATTTACTGCCCTTTCAGATAATCTAACATTCGGTAATGGATATGACTCCCTTGTTAATTGTTCTTTAACACCATCTATATGATTTAAGTAGATATGACAATCACCTAAACTACAAATAACCTCATCAGGAACCATATTGACTTGTTTTGCCAACATCATAAGTAACAAAGAATATGAGCTGACGTTATACGGCCATCCAAGTGCCGAATCGACACTGCGTTGGACCCACATTAAAGAGATTGCTCTGGTTGGGATATTATGTTTATCCATATATTCCATTGTTTTAGGTTCTTTGTAATGAACTGACACCCAGTTATCTAATTTTTTCATCAACTCATATCTTTCCTCCAAACTCAACTCTCTTGTATAACATTGAAATCCATAATGACAAGGTGGAAGCACCATCGTGTCCAGTTCTCCAATATTATAAGCATTAACCATCAATCGTCTTGAGTCTGGGTTTGTTTTAAGGTCACGGATTAGGTTTGCGATTTGGTCAATTCCGTACTCAATCCTTCTTACACCTGCCTCTTTACTCTTATCTTCAACTACATCCCAACCTGTATGCCAACTTCTCCATTGCTTACCATACACAGGACCTAAATCACCCCACTTTCTAGCAAACTCATCATCTGTTTTGATATGTTCAATAAAATCTTCTTTACTCTTTGGCCATCTTACTTCATCACTATCAACATATCTCTTATAAGCATCACCATCCCAAATATGACAATCATTATCAACAAGGTATTTGATGTTGGTATCACCTCTTAAAAACCATAGTAATTCAGTTACCATAGTTTTCCAAGCCATCTTCTTGGTTGTAAGAAGTGGAAATCCATCTTTCATATTATGACGAATCTGTCTACCGAATACAGATAATGTTCCTCCGTTTCTAGTTTCTTTTTTTACTCCGTTATCAAGAATGTCTTGAAGGAGTGATTGGTATGATTTATCTAGGTTGTTCATATTTTTCTATTGTTTATCTAATTTATTCACAACTTTCGGTATTAAATTCAGTTTCGTCAGGAGTTTCCTCAATCATAGGTTGGTTTTCTAATCTCTCAATTACTATGTTAATTGCTTCAGGATAATGAGTATATCCCTGTCCGAAATTAATTCCCGTTAGTCCCAATACCTCATTGTTAATGTAATGTCGGTTTTTACCCTTACCTTTTAAAATCTCGTGGTCCATTGAAACATCGTTCCAATCTCTCAATACAAGTCCAGTACCACTAGGTTCCTTGTAATGTAACCTAATGATATTGTTATGACTAAAGTTCTTAATAAATTCTCCTAGTGTCATATTATTTTATTTATTTAATTGATGTCTTCCAATCCATCAATTTTATCTCTCAATGTGTTGATCGTTGAATGGACATATTCATCAAGTTCATGAGATACCTCCAAATACTTTCTTCTCAGTTCGTGGAACTTTTCATCCTGAACTTCTTTGAATGATGAGTAATGTTTGAAACAATAGTGGAAACCTTCATTCTCCATTCTATAACGAACCATTTCAATTTCCTCTAATTGATTTTCTAATCTTTCTAAATCACTCATTTCTTTAAAAATATATTTAATATAGATTGTTTTACCACATTAAGATAGTACAAACAGACAAACAAATAAATCTTTATCTTCTTCATTTGTTTTATACGGTGTGTTCTATATGAACTCTCACACAATTCTGAGGCATTCTATTCAAGTGTCTGTAATTGTTGATGTATCCCATCATATTACCGCTACCTACGGCATTTGCAGAGTGGATCACAACTTCTACTACAGGTTTACCATCCAACCATTGGTTAACCAACCATTTGGTGCAATCCATACCAGTTTTCTCAGTGATGTTATCGTAATTGATTATGTAGTTTTTCACAACACCGTAGTGCCATTCCGCCATCGCACTATCACCTAAGTCGTGATCCAACGATATTAATTCAATATTCTCCAACCCAATTGAGTTGATCTTTTGAACGAACTCATCATAAGAACGTACAACGATCCAACTTGGATCCACTGGCGTTCTTACATCATCTAAATAAATTCTAACTTTGTCCATATTACAAATATACTTTTATTTTTTTATTAAACCTAATTCTAACCGATATTCTTTAATCTTAACTCTTGCTTCCTGATATTGATCACCATTATTGGCTTGATGACCTTTTGAAACCGCAAGAGTAATTTCCATTTCATTATCAATAATGTAAGATATTTTTTCCTGATCCGTTAGTTCACATGGTGTTATTTCATTCTTAATATAAGTTAAGATCAATTGTTTAATGTTAAGAACCTGTTTGTTAGGGTTGGTTTTACCATTATAACTCATAACAGAAGAATCGTAGATATACTTACATAGTTGTTGTAGTTTATCCATTTCAATTATATTAACTCAAATTCTTTATTTACCAATTCTATTTCTTTATTCAATCTTTCAAGTTCTTTGGATATCATTTCTATGATAATCTCCTTGTTATTAAAACTTACATCACCTTTTACCATAAACGGTCCAGGATTCGTAAACTCAATTTTTACCCCCAACCCACAACCTTTAAGAGCACCTTCTAGTTTGTATTTTTGTCTTTCCAATCTATCAAGATTTTCTTTGATTATTTTTGCCTGTTCAAATTTTTCTATTTCCATTTTTATATTTTTTACGTAAGTATTCTTCCCAAACTTCTTGTTTTATTCCGTTCACAAAAAACCAACCAAGATTTAATTCAAACCATTTATTAATCCGATAAAAAGTTTTTTTGATCATATTTAAAAATTTCTTAATTTTTGATAATCTTCTTTGGTTAAAACAATTTCATTTAAATCTGAGTTTAAACCTCTAATGGTTTTCCAAGCTTCCTTAACTCTACCCCACAAAGATTTATTCCCATAAGTTTTATAAAACGTTATGTAATAATCGGTATCATCATTGAACTTGTCAACAGACATACAGGTACAATTGTCAACACATTTAACAATTACTTCAGATCTTTCATTGTTTTCAACTTTCATCCTATTAATGTTGTCATTAATTTCCTTTAATTCAATTTCATCCAATATGACTTTTAATCTGATCATGTAGTCATAGGTAGGTTTTTCACCGTATATGTTAATAAGACGATTGTAAATAAATTGTAAGTGTTCTCTTTTTATCATTTTTTATTTCTTTAAATTAATTACACCATTTTCAATAACATCATTAACCATTGATTTTTGCATATATTCTGTCCCTAAAGTGTGTTTCACTCCATTTTGGATAATATCATTAAACCTTTCATCACCATCTAACCAATCACCATCTTCAGTGTGTTTCACCCCATTTTGAATGGTATCTTTAACAGTGTTTTCTCGTGAAAGTTTAAGATCTATGGTGTTTTTCACCCCATTTTGGATTATTTCTTCAACTTGCCAATCAATATATTGTGTCATTGGGGAAATATTTCTCACCCCATTTTGAATGGTATCTTCAACTCCTGATTGAATCGATTCAGGCAAAAACAGGGTGTTTTTCACCCCATTTTGAATGGTATCTTCAACAAGCTTCTTATTTTCAAAAATCTTTGGACTGGTGTTTTTCACCCCATTTTTAATAGCATCTTCAACTTTATTATATTGTGCCCACCCAATCTCGATGTGTTTCACCCCATTTTGAATGGTATCTTCAACCGCACAATCATTAAAGATGTCACCAATAACGGTGTGTTTAACTCCATTTTGAATGGTGTCTTTAACAACGCTGCTTCGTCGTAGACAAATATCCCCGATCTCTTTAACCCCATTTTGAATGGTATCTTCAACTGAAGTGACTGTCAGTTTTGACAATGGAAAGGCGTACTTCACCCCATTTTGAATGGTATTTTCAACGCTTTTGGGACAATCTGTACTTGAACGATTGGTGCGTTTCACCCCATTTTGAATGGTATCTTCAACTGCCAATGGTCTAACCCCTTTATGTAATTCAGTTTCCTTCACCCCATTTTGAATGGTATCTTTAACTCTCAACTTGTTCTTTTGTCCATTTTGGATGGTTTCTTTCACCCCATTTTGAATGATATCTTCAACATCATATTTACAGTTTCCAACAGAACTGGAGATGTATTTTATCCCATTTTGAATGGCATCTTCAACCTCAAACGAATCTTCTTCCTCTATCATTCGGGTGTATTTCACCCCATTTTGAATAATATCTCCAACCAGTTCCGGATGAAGATGACCAACCGTAGATGTGCGTTTCACCCCATTTTGAATGGTGTCTTCAACTCTTTGGTGTTTCTTCCTGAAGTTCCTTCTGGTGCGTTTCACCCCATTTTGAATGGTGTCTTCAACTATCTGATGCAATGGATGATGATTTACCTTGATGTGTTTCACCCCATTTTGAATGGTATCTTCAACTCGTGTTGCGTTCTCTTTCCCTATATCTGAGGTGAGTTTCACCCCATTTTGAATGGTATCTTCAACTGAATCGGGTTGTTCAGAATAGTAAGTAGAGGTGTATCTAACCCCATTTTGAATGGTGTCTTCAACTATAATGCTCAATGGTTCCAACGTACGATTGGTGTGTTTTACCCCATTTTGAATGGTATCTTCAACTACACTATTAATACGGATAATCGCTTTATTGGTGTGTTTCACCCCATTTTGAATGGTATCTTCAACACCCATGCACATCCACGGATTACTTTCTTCGGTGTGTTTCACCCCATTTTGAATGGTATCTTCAACTCTTTTCTCAGCATTAGCATTTGTTATGCTGGTGTGTCTCACCCCATTTTGAATGGTATCTTCAACCACCTCAGGTTTAAGAAATCTTGACTCAAACCATTCGGTTATATATTCTTGATTTTCCATAAGATCTAAAGATATTCCCTTAAATAAAGATTTAAATAAATTGTAGTTATACCACAATGTTTTTTCTTTAGTAAATTCAACCATCCATTTTAATTCTTCGGTATTAATTAACCAAAAAGATCCATTATGGTTGTATATGTCCATGCCATTTGTGACATCATTAATGATCTCAAATAAACATTCTTTTCTTTTTATTTTTTTATAATCCATTTTCTAATGTATTTGGGTAATATAAAACTTATTTATATTTCTTAAAGATACTAAAAATTATTTGTATTTCCAAATAAAACCTTGTGACTTTTTATATCCTTTCCTTAAACAATTATTTATTGCTTTGTAAGATAATTCTAATTCTTTTGAAGCAATTAAAGCATTCGTCCATTCTTTAATAAATTCATTGTCTAATGAAAATTGTAAAACAGGTTTAGATTTAGCGTGAGGTAATCCGGTTCGTTCTAAATATCTTTTATAATTATTATTTTTACCCTTTGCGGATTCACTCATTTTAGTTTTTGTTTCGGAGGTCTTTAATTTACCCTTCCAAAATTCACTCATCTTCTTTTTTGTTTCATCGGTAATTTTTTTACCAAGAGCTGATTGACTCATTTTCTTTTTTGACTCTTCATTATGTTTCCTACCGTACCAAAATGGTTTTAATGTCCCATTCAAAACTAACTCATCATCTTTTGGTACTCTATAAACTTTACCATTTTCACCCATATATTGTCCCAAACCAACAGTTTTAAAACCAACATCAGGAATATGGGCATTCCTGTTTAATTTATCGGAAATATGTTCAATGATTAACTCTCGTTCATATCTAATACAATCTTCTCTATTAATAAAATCACATTTAATAATAGTTTTAATTAATTTTTTTTTATCTGTTTTCCAAGACCTCATAGACCCCATATAATAAACATCTTTAGTTGGTTCAACTTTAGATGTTCTACTACCAAAATAAAATTCTTTTGTTTTCGGTAATTCTAATTTATAAACATAATGATACATATCTTATAAATATATTACGACATCCAAAAGAAAAATTTAAATGTTATAAATTATAATGATTTAGGATAATATAATAATGTTGGGTTTTTTTTTACAATATCTATATCAGGATATACATTACTAAACTGCAAGACATCAAATCTATCGGTAATCAAATGATATCCGTTTTTGGTAGGGATTTCACTTATGATTTTATCTTTCCCAAAAGGAGCACAACTGTCAATTGCAAGTTTAACCTTTAATAACTCTTTGTTGTCCTTACTATCAACATCAACAATCCACCTCTTCTCGTTGGTCTTTATTTGTCCAACAACTGAGTCAAACAAACCTTTCTGAATGTGTTGTCCGTTTTTAATTCTTTCAGCCAAGGACATCATCATCTCCAATGAAACATCCTTATGGTTTTGTTTCTGAACGTGAATGTATGCACGAGCCTTAAACATCTCACAAAGTTGTTTAATCTCATCATATCGTTTCTCCAAGTATTCAATAGAATCAACACAATAAGTTTTGATGGTACGAACTGATTGGTGGTTGTCTCTCTCACCTTCAGGTTGATCTTTCTTACGTTTGAATACATACAACATATAGAAATCACCATCGTCAGTGAAGTTAAGTAATGGTTTTATAAGTTCAATATTGTTAATCATGTTTGTATTTCTATAAATAATATTTTACAAATATACAAATATTATCAGTACCAATCTAATTTATTTTACACTTTTTTATATATCAATCTATAACCATCGTAAATTTTAACATTTAAGTCATTTACCGTATTTAGGTGTCTACCAGGTGAAAACCAATATTCAAAACCTTTTTTTATGTGACTTACTGAAGAATATATAAAATTATCACCATCGTAAAAAATAATACTTAACTCTCTATCAAAATCTATATTACTTGAAATGTAATATCTATTTTCATCTAAATCTATTCTTGAGTTAAAAACATTATTTTGTAATGTTACAATTTCATTTGACAACTCACCTTTAGCCCCATGGAAAAATAATATGTCTCTTCTCTTTTCTTTACTAGGAACTCTAACATAAGATGTCACCTCTTTTTCATTCTCATAGTTTGATTCATAATATTCTTTAACATTATTAATATCATCAATGTTCATCTGTAAAAATGGTAATCTTTTGTTGTACTTGTATTTCCACAATAAAACATTCATGGTTGTCTCATCACTAAATGGATAGTAAAACTTAATTTCTTCAAGATCCAAATTAAATGCAAACTCGTTTAACCAATCGTATTCTTTGAGGAATTGTTTACAATTTTTATTGTAAACCATTACCGATGTAACAGAATAATGCGTTCTATTTTTTACCGGTATGTGGTTCATTTTCATTAATGGATATTCCAAAATATTTGTCTCATCAAAACCTCCATTGTGGAATGGATTACCTCTACCGTAATTTATTTGATATTCAAACAACCCCTGTTGGATTAACGGATAATCCTCAACCTGATCAAAATATTTAAATAGTCCAGATATATCACCTGTAGGTACCATATCAGAATCAATGTAGATTGCCTGATCTAAATTAAGATGCTCTAACGTATGTAATACTACCTTACTTTTGAAGAACACTGACTTAAACATATTCTTGTTGGATACATCATTTTTGTTTCCAACAAAACTCATATTGTTTTCAATACTTAATGATTCAACAGGAACCGTGGTTAAGTTTGGTATTTCAGAATTATATTTAAAATTAAGTGTGTATAAATAAAAATCTAAATTATTATGATATAGATTTAATGACTTAACTAAATTCAAAGAGTTCTGTAAATAATTCTCAGTACAATGAAGTATAATTGATATCCTATTTTCCATAAACTATTTTTTAATGAACCACCAACTGGCAAGAAACTCATCGGTTTTATTTACTTTATATCCGTTGTTAAGACAG